GAGGGCGACTCACTCGAAGACGGACTTAAACTCGGGCTCTCAGAGGGAGATTCGCTCGAAGATGGACTTAAACTCGGGCTCTCAGAGGGAGACTCACTTGGGCTCTCTGAAGGAGATTCTGAGGGCGACTCACTCGAAGACGGACTTAAACTCGGGCTCTCAGAGGGAGATTCGCTCGAAGATGGACTTAAACTCGGGCTCTCAGAGGGAGACTCACTCGAAGATGGGCTTAAGCTTGGACTCTCAGAGGGACTCTCAGAAGGAGATTCACTTGGACTCTCAGAAGGAGACTCACTCGAAGATGGACTTAAGCTTGGACTCTCAGAGGGAGACTCACTCGAAGATGGACTTAAGCTTGGACTCTCAGAGGGACTCTCTGAAGGAGATTCACTTGGACTCTCAGAGGGAGACTCACTTGGACTCTCTGAAGGAGATTCACTTGGACTCTCACTCGGGCTCTCAGAAGGAGATTCACTCGGGCTCTCAGATGGAGACTCTGATACTTCTAACGAAGAATCAGCCATATCAGTGAAACAGAAGTAGTAAGCTATGGCTCGCAATGTTCCTTTGGCAGTAAAAGCACCCCCAGCATTTTTGGAGACAACTATATTTGTCGCTGCATCTGTTATGGCACTGTCTGCATTTTCATCATACCATTTACTCACAAAAGTATTTTTTGCGACTGCCTGGTTAGTGCAAATACTTTGAATAGTGACCCCATCATTCCATTCAGCATCCCATGTTTCTCCAGCAGTAAGCTCAGCGTCTACTCTAATTTGAACCCCTAAAAGCTTAGAGTTGGTTGGAACTGCTACGGGTATTGTAATTTCCGCTGCAGCAGTTACACTGACCGTAGCCTCTGACAAACAAATGTCTTGACCACCAGACGTTCCCCTGTTTTTCTTGTCATACCCCGATGATACTTCAGTCATTTTCTGATCCTCTTATGGTTACAGATTAGCTGAGCTTCTTCCACTAAATACTGAAGGCAGATGCCCTTTTCTTGAAGCAGGCTTTTTTATTAAAACATTATACCCAAGCTTCTTTTTCAATATATTCTTTGCTTTTTTTCTTTCTGTTCGAATAATCCTTTCTATTCGCTTGCTCTTTTCGCTATCAGATAAATTCTTCCAGTAAGAAGATCCCACAAGCTTATCTAAGCGATCCTTTGATTTCTTTCCAGAAATAGTTACCAACATATCATACTGCTCATCATCTAAATCTACTCTTTTTTCATTTACAGTAAAATACTTAGCCATTTCCCCAGGATAAGAGAATCCAGCTTTTTTGTGCAACCTCTCAATTTCCTTTTCCACTTTATCTGTAGTAGGAGTAGATGCTTTCCAAGGCAAGAATTGTTCCCATGGTCCACCCGGAATAACTACATCTTCTCCCCAAATATTCTTTTTGGCTGGAATTAGCTTCGACAACCCTGGAGTAGACGCTGCAATTGTTTGTTTGGCTCCTTTTGGTTTTCTTACTGTAGCTCCTAAACCATTCGCAGCTTCTACTGATCTTACCAAGGATCTTTGAAATGAGCTAAATGGAGAAAAGCTCGCAACAAGTCGATCAAGCAAGTTAGTAACTCTTTGAGGGACTGTATCAGCTCGTCTTACAGAATCAAGCATCTGTGTAACACCGCTTAAATAAGAAGAATCTAGTATGTTTTCCATCACACTAGAGATACAGCCCCAAACAAGCTCTGTACTCAGCTCCCCAGTCTGTGACCACTTAGTATTAGCTATGGCTACGGCAGCAATTGGAGCATTAAAAGGCTCCAATCTTCTATACTGAACCCATCTGCCTCCCACTTTCACTGCCCATGGGAGTTTACCCTGCCTGTAAAAAGCTTCTCGCTCTGCTTTATTTTCAGGAACTGGTCCGGTTATTTTCCCGTCATCAACAAGAGATGCAATAACTAGAGCTATCATAGCACCTTCTAACTGTTTTGCCAAAACCTGAGTAAGTTCACGCCCAGAAGTTTTCGGGGACATTATGTGCTGCCCACCAAGAAGAATTCCCAGCCCAGGAGTCATCTCAGCCCCTCTTTTTGTTAAGTTTCCAACCGTTCTTAAAAATGGAATCAGTAACTTCCCACCAGGTATTGTCCCTCTCAGCGCTTCCAACTTCTTAGCAAAATTTCCGGGCTCACTCATAAAGGTTGTATAGGCAGCAAACTCTGCAGCTTCATCCTGCATTTCCTTGGTAGGGCTTCTCATTAGAGTTTCAAAACTGCCCTTTCCTTGCTTCTCCATTCTTTTACAAATTGCCGCTAATTCTGCTTCATAATTTGCCTGATTTGCCCAAACATCAACAGCCCGCAGTGCTCGAGTAGGAAGTGTTATTAAAGGAGCCATCGCCCTAACATATTTGTTTGGGGACCTTGCAAAAGCACCCATTGAGGCTCCCATTTCAAGGGTCCACTTATCCATCTTAGCATCCATGGTATGACCTTTTACAAGAATATCTTTCGCAGGCTTAGCTCCTTCTCTATATCCTTTCACAACTCCAGCCATCATTGGAGCTATCTCTGATAAGTAATACTCTTGGGGTCTTTTTTGAAATCTGGCTACTATTGGATCAAGAACAGCCATTAGTGGCTTATGAACTCCTATCTGCCAGGCTCCCCATGCAGTGTTCGAAGCAATATTTACAATATGAGTGGGGACCCCAGACAAAATACAGTTGTACCAATACTCATATACGTAATCAGCAAACTCGGGATTTTCCCTAGTCGAGTCAAGATATCTAAGAAAAGACAGCATCGGCCTATAGTCACCAAGACTCATGGCTTTGTTAGCATAATCCCACATCTCCTTATCTTGCTTTCTAATTGGTCTTTCCATCTTAGCAAAGGTTTCCCCTATTTTTGTCAAAGAAACAGGGTCCCCCTTAAGATCTCTTAATGCTCTAAGATTTCGACCATACTCACTGGAAAAGTCAAGGGCTGTCTTCATCAATCCTGTCTGAAAGTTATTTATCTCTTTGTTTATATCCTCTAGATTAGCTCTTTTTAATAAGTTGGCAAAAGTCTCACAGGTAGCATTATTTACTTTGAGAACTGCCCTGCTCTCTCCGGGGGTAAGCTTCTCTCTTCCCTTTTTGGCTTTTTGCAGCGTATCCAATAAAGCAACACTGTCATTCAGAATTCGGTCTGCTTCCTGCTCCCACTCAAGCTCTGTCTGACGTTGTTTTTTGTAAGAAACACCAAGTGCTAATGCTACTTTTTCTGCATCTGCAGAAAGCTTCCTTTGTTTTAGAGATAAAACATCGCCAATCTTAAGTTTGCCGCCTTTTGCTTTATCTATGGCTTTTTGAGCTTTTTTACTGACTGAATAAATAGTCCAAGTTCCAGTTTCATCTGAAGCAATTTTCTTGGCCAGTTCGTATCCTTGCTTTAGAACAGGACGAACTTTCTCCCACATACTTCCCAGAAGTTTTTTTACTTCACCCACAAAGTCTGAGTACCTTTTATATCCCTGCTTTATCAGCCTCGCTCCAAGTTTTGCAATATCACCTATGAGCTCTGAAGAACCCTTCTCATCAGAAAGATTTGATTCTTTGTATTTTCGAATAATTTCCTTGGCAAAATCAGGAATACCTTGGGTCTTTGCTTCTATGGCTTCTCGATAGAGCTGACTCTTAGTGGCTTCTGCCATAGCTTCATTCCACTTTTGTTCTCCCAGAAGCTTTTCAGAAACTTCGGAATGCTTAGCTCTAAGAGTATCCAGTTTCTTCAGTTCTTCTGGAGTAGCCTTTTCTCCCCAAACCATTGCCTCTTCAGTACTTTTGAATTCCGGTATTTTTCTTGGAGGAGTTATTGGAGGCTCATGCACCATACCCCCAGCTTTAGGCTGTACTCCCTTCTTCAGCTCAAAGCCTTTAAGTTTTCCCAGATCCCCCTCATAGACAGTAACTCTTTTGCCATCTTGAAGAACTACTTTCTTTGGATCAGTGACATGTGGAAATATGGCATATTCTTCTCCAGCAGGAAGTGTAACCTTTTCCCCGGAGGTATTTTTGATCTCTACATCTTCAGTCATTCTGAATATTCTGCGAGGAGATTCCTTAAGCTTTTTTTCCCCAAACATCTTCTTTATTGCAGATATTTCTTTCTTTGCAGCGGCTCCTTTTCCTTTAACCTCAGAGATCTTTTTCGTTTTTTCAATATCCAGTATAAGAGAAGTTAAGGGCTTTTGTGGTTGAATCTCCCCTGTTTCTCCCAGCTCCATAGCAAAAGCCACAACTTCATTTTTATCCTTAAATAAAAGAACATGGACCTTTTCATTTATTTCAACAACAAAAGGCTTAGCCCCGGGAAATCTGGTAGTAATCGCATCAATGTCTTTAGCTTTGAAAGTATAGTTGTTTCCAGACTCATCTTTTACATGAGCAGCAGGCTGTGTAGAATTAATTCGCTTAAACTCTCCCAATATGGTTGCAGGCTCCGTTTTTCCTGTAAGAGTATCTACAATCTTTTTATCAGAATAATCTAGTACCTCTGACTTTTTAACATCAGGAACCTTGCCCAGCTTCATCCCATAAGCAGTACCATTGAAGCCAACAAAGCCATCCCCAATCAAGGCTACAGGCTTCTTTGGATCATTGTATGGCTTAGTCTTTCTTGGACGAAACTCAGAGTAGTACTCTATATCAGGGGAATCTATTCGTTTGCTGCCCATAGAAGTTTTAGTGGGCAACACACTCTTCTTTTTCGAAGGAGAAGTTACAGTAAAGTGCTTGTTTATTACATTTCGGAATTTTTTTAAGGACTCTCGTGTGTTTTCTACAAGGTATTCTGTAGTTAGGGTTGGGCCTAGTGAAAAACTTAGCTTTTCACTCCCCTTTTCCGGGGTATCCCCTGCCTCACTGATTGCGGCATCTATCTCTTTTAGAAGATCTGTCTTGATAGCTCGCATCTCTTTGGCAGTAGGAGGTTTTAAGGGGGAAAGAGGCTTGCTTGGTTTTTTCCCAGCAACAGGAATTTCTTCCTTCACTTTCCTTTTTGCCAAGGACTTGCTTCTTTCTTCTAGCCAAGATCCAATATCCTTGGTCTCTCTCTCTTTTGGCTTAGGAATTGGTTTTCGCTTGATTCCAAAAACACTAAGCCCCTCAGCCTTCTTTTCAGGCTCAATTATTCTTCTTTCCTCAGGTTTTTTCTTTTCCCCCTTAAGCGCTCCAAGCCAATCTTCAACACCACTCCTTACAGGAACTCCTATTTCTCTGGCAAGCCTTTCCCGGGTAGCGGCTTTCTTTCGCTCTTTCAGATTCTTTACAGTTTCACCAGTTGGAGTAACAATCTCCTTAGAAGGCTCCGGTTTTTTCCCAAGAATTGCAGCAGTCCCAGGCAACCTGTCAAACTCAGGAGTGTGCTGAAAAGTTCTCTTCTCTGCTTCACTTCTTTCTCCTAACCACTCGCCCATCTCTTTTTTGGGCATTTCAATTGGAAGCCGGTCGTACTTTGGAGAAGGAGGAGCAGCTCTTTTAAGCTTACTTCTTGCCTCTAGCCAGTCTCCAACTCCCTTGCTCTGAAACTTTTCACCAGCCGGAATAAATCCAGGGACATCCATTGGCTCAAAGCTTTCAGATCTTGCCTTGGCTCTCTCAAGAATATCAAATAATCTTTGCTCCTCTTCTGTTTTAACTCCCATTTCTCTAGCAAGCTTACTGTAATCATGCTTGCCTTCTTCACCTGGGTACAGTAATTCCAGGATACTTTTATTCCGATCTTCTTTCTTCTTTTTGTCCAGCTCCTTTGCAATGTTCTTAACCATCTTCCTAGCATCAGCAGTTCCAATATGCGCAGCAGAGAGAAGCCCAAGAAGCCCTCCTTGAATAAGAACATCCTCAGTTGTCCCCCCGCTTATGGCAGAAAGAGCGGCTCCAGTTCCTGCAGAAGTACCTATGTGTCCCAGCCTGGTCTTAGCAAGAGGAGACACAGCACCAAAAGCCATGCCGCTTGGAACACTTTCAGCCCCATGCAATGCTCTGGACGCCAACCTTTTTAAGACGTTTTCTTCTCTTTCCTCTGGAGGAAGTTCATGCAAAGCACCGTGTATACCAAATGTTCTTCCTGATTTAAGTGCAGTCTCAGCAGCAATTCCCAGTTTAGATACGTTTCTGATCTTACCGGCTTTATCCGCCACCTTATGAACCTTACCTATTTTGTGCAGTGTATCTATAAGCTTAGCTATTCTTGCGCCCTTTAAGGCCGCTGCTTCAGGAGCAAGAAGCGGAACAGCCGCCGCAGCCGCAAAAGTAGGCATCATACCAACCAGAGAACCCGCAGAATAAGCTATTTTTTCAGGGGTTGTTCTTAGCTCTGGAGTCTCATCAGGAGCAAAATATCCCATTGTTAGCTCTGACAAAGCCCCTTTAGTTGCTAAGCCAGCTAAACTAGACCCCTTGTATTTTCCATAGCCCTTAGTTTCGGCAAGTTTTTTACGGGCGTTAGGAAAAAATGTGTTTTTATTATCTAAAGTTTCCATCAGTCTTTTTTAAGATAATCTCGAGGATTCGTATATGGAGTAGCTTTCTCAGAAGGTGTAATAAGTCTTTCATACAAAGATCCCAACAAGGACTTTTTTCCTCCAAGAGCTTCGGATATTTTGGCTGCTTCAGAAGCTTCCATCATTCGATACACTTCATCTATTTTTGCTTCTGCAGCATCCCCGTAACCCTCCATCACATCCAAATCTTCAGCCGTAATATTGGTCTTGGTAGTCGGACTAGACAGCCATTCATCTATTTCCTGTCTTTTCAAATCAAGGCTTTCCTTATGCTGAGCCAGTTCAGACTGAACATTTTCTAATGCTGACTCCGGATCTTCCAAATAATCCTCCTTATATTTATCTATAATTTTTTGGGCAGAAGAAGACATAACAGGAACTTTTTCTCCAGTTTCTGTTTCGAAATAAGAAACAAACGGAGTTGCAGTGCCAAGCGTAGATGTGTCATACTGACTCAATTTTAATTCTCGCTCTCCAGTTCGATACTTAGGTGATGCTTTCTCTTCTGAAGACATAAATTTCTGAACATTAAGCTGCCCTTCACCAAGAGCCCTAGCCCTTTCAATCCCTCCTCGTGCTGCTATAGATGCCACCTTCTCAGCACTTCTCAACTCTTCCCTCTTTTGGCCCAACTCTTCTATTCTCCTTTGATGCCTAGCTCTAGCACTTTCTTTTAGTTCCTGTCGCTGCTCTGGAGTGTAGCCACTTGAATCAGCCCTGCTTCTTGGAGGCCTGGGCACAGATGATATTCTTCTGCTTGTACCCCCCACATATCCTTTGAATGGCGTAACTTTTCTATTATCTCTTAAAGTAGTTATTGGCATTTCATACTCCTCCAATACTATTCATCATCTCCAGTTTGAGAAGCAGCTTCAGCGTCCTCATATGGATGACTTTCTGTGATTCCTTCCTCATGAGACCAGCTCTCAGTACTCGATTCCGTAGCTGTATAGTTTATAGATGCAGTTGCAGTAACTGCATTCATCGCTGAGGCAACAAGCTGGGCTCCAACATTCATCAAACTTTCGGTTCCTTTCATTCTCAAGTTGTTTATTGATTCAAACCCACTTAAAGCAGCAGCAGCTTCCGCTTTTGCTTGATCTAGCAAAAGACCGGCACGTGATACCTGTGTTCTCATCTCTTCAACCTTTGCTCTGAACCAGCTTCCTTCGGCCTCAGTTTCTGCACTATATGCAGAAGCCGCAGCTTTTTGGATATCCGCCAAGGAACTAACATTTGCAATGTATCCACTCATACTGGCCTCATATCCAGCCAATTCAGCCTTATACTGATCAGATAAGAGCTGATTTTGTTTTAAAACCAAATCTGCTTTAGCCAATTGAGTTTCATACTCAGATTTTGTTGCCTCTATTTCTCCAAGATAAGCTTTGACTTGCTCAGAGTATACTTGAGCCTTAGTCTGTTCAGCTTCCAGCTCTTTAACATAAACATCAAACTTTGCCTTATCAGCCTCAATCCTAGCCAAATATGCTTGAACCTGGGATCTGTAGATTTCTATTCTGGTGCGCTCTACGTCTGCTTTTATTCGTGCAGACTCCATCTCAGTCGCATATGCTTTTACAATGACATCTATGGCTTCAATACGAGTTTTGTATATATCGGCAAGAACTGCCTGAGACTCCACTGTGACTTTGCAGGCCTCTACCTTAGTCTTAAAAATCTCGGCTTCTACAAGAGCAGCCCTTACTCTAGATTCAAAAGCTGCAGCCTGTGCCTGGTACAGTGCTACTCGTGCATTGAATTTGTTTACTCGAGCATTAAAAATATCTATCCCAGCACTAAAGACAGCTCTTGCTGCTTCAAATGCCCTGGTAGCTTGAGCATTGAAAAAATCTCTTAGTATTCCTTCTAAAGCAATTCCTTTTTCTATTGCAAAATGTGTATTTTTCTGTGCCAATTCAGCCTGATTAATAGTCACCTCATAATTCATCAGATCATTTTTATGAGATACTTCTCTACCTGCCTCATAGAGTCTGGCAGCTAATGCTCCCACAGGAAGATCAAATCCCCTTGCCTCAAAATAATCCTCGACTTCCTCATAGAATCTCTCGTTTTCAGCTTCTTGCCTAGCAAGGCCCCTATTGTAAATGTCAGTCTCTACATCTACATCAAGACCAGTTCCCCCATTCCGAATATCATTTAAAACCTTAGCCATTAAATCAGCCCAGATATCCGAGCCATACTCAGCCTCATCATAAGAAAAGTCCCCAGGCAAAGTCCAGTCTTCTGTGGGAACTGTTCCCTCAAACTCGGGTATAGTGATGGTGGGAGGAGCCGGAAAGCTTATTCCTTCAAACTCAGGAGGAGTGGGGAGCTCATACTCAGGATATCCGGGGTAGTCTATTGCATCAATTGCTGGAGGATCTCCGGGCTCAGTTATAGAATCATGGTCAGGCTTTGTTGGAGTAACAAATTCTGGGGGATCTGCATTCAGAGTTGGAAAATCCAGATCATCAAATGAAGGGTAAGCTACCCAATCAGGAACTAAAGCTGTATTTGTTGGGACATCAGGAAACTCAATGTCTTCCAGTTTTGGCCTATCTTCATAAGACAGACCATCTATGTCAGGAATAGGGATTTCCCCTATCGCATCTATCTCAGCTTCGGGAAGGTCTAGTCGAAAAACAAGAATCTCTAAGTCAGTAATAAAATCAGAGAGAGCATCAAAAGTCTCATCTACATAGTCTTTGCTAAGTTCAAATCTATCCAGTGCAGCAGTAGATGCATCTTCAAGATTAACAAGCTTATCCTGAGTCCATGTTGTGGGAACCCATACTGGCATAATATATACTCCCTGCTGAATACTGTATACTAATTAATAAGCTAAATCAAACCTATATCCAACAATTCTTCTTTAGTACAATCCAAACATTCAAGCAAACAATCAGTAATATCTATGTACTCTTGGTCTTCGTCTTCAATATCTTCACACACTATTTCTTCCTCTTCATTATCCCAACAAACTTTCCAGTGTATTTCCCAAAAATCAGGCTCATATTCAGAAGTTCCCAGACAAACATTCGTACCTATTACAGTTCCTGATAAGCCTCTTCCAGCAGCAATTACTCCCTGATTATCTTCAGTAGCTCTGTCATCCAAAAAATAAACATTGTCCACATCATCATAAGAAAACTCTATTTTTCCGTCTACATTAAACAGTTCTTGATCATAGTAAAAATAATCATCTCTATTAGATTCTCTCAGCCATTCCCAAAAACTATATTCACAACTAATCGTATCTGAATCTATGGCTATCCAATCATCTCCCCTCATTTCATCACCATCCATAGTATAAAAACAAGGGAAGGAAAATCCGGACTCATCTATATATGAGGGTGGAAAGTTCTTATCCCAAGTACACTTGTCATTAAAATCATCTTCCGTTGGAACAGAATCACAAGTGCAGTCACTGCACTGCGGAAAATATCCCTGTCTCCAGCCTATCGGGGTTCTATGATAAGCATGAGTCCATGCTTCCCCATCGATATATTGTCGATGCTTTCTATACTCAAAACCAAGAGCATTGTTGCAGACCCAATATCCTCTGTAATCATCACTTTCCTGTTGAAAAAGCTGTTCCTGAACACCTCTCCATTTTGAATATGTGTTATGAACAATCCCACAATCATAGGATGGACCAGTAGTTAAACAAAAAGCAACATAATTATAACAGCTCTCACTAACACTCTGCCTTCTTACATCAACCAGCAATTTTACTACAACATCCAAAAGATCCCAACTTTGATCTGAATGTCGATGAAATAGATCAACAAACCCAGCAATCCTGCCGCCATCATATTTGTAACTGCTGCCATCCAAAAAACCAGAGCATACTCCATCTACTCTAGGACCACATGGAGCATAGTCATCATCAACATATATCTGCGGAACACTGTCTTCCTGAGATACTGCCGGAGGATCTTCATAAAACTGGGTCCACTCTGTAAGTATTTGCTGCTCAAATCCAGTACCATTGCCAACCCAACGAGTATGATATGCTGTAGTTATTTCTCTTGTACTTATCAAAGAATCAGCCATAGTAAACGTATACTCTATGGGTCTTTTATTCCAGCTCATTGCAACAACAAGAGAAGTGCCATCCAAACTTTGAACATCTGCCATTAAGTTTTGGGGTAACTCCGAGTTTCCATAATAAAGTGCCCAGCAAACCTCATATCCTTTTGAATCGGCTTCATCCGGGTATATTAAAAAATCGTAGAATGATCCTGTCCTAATATTATATATAAGTCCCCCAATATAATCATAGTTATCATTTCCATAATCTACATTAGTACCATACCACACCATAATTCCTTCTTCTGTATTACAATAAAAATGTCTGGGAGGAGCTGGAAACTTTAGCCCAGTAAACAATATATTTTCTTTGTAAGACAAAAACAGGGTATTGGGAAAAGGCAACGGATAATCCGGGTATTTGTCTGTATCTAAAATATCACAAATGTCAGTAACAATTCCATACTGCTTCCCAGTGTCATCATTTGTATATGCATGCAATGGAAGAAACATTGTAGCCCTATCTTTAGTAAGCAGATGAGGAGCAGCTACCCATCGCTCAGGTCTCTCAATTATATTTCCATCTCCATCTACATCTCCTTCTCTATCTTCATTGCTTCTTCCATCCAGCATAAACGCTTTAGAAAAACGATGTGGATTCTTGAAAATAGCAGATGCAGGCAATCCAATAGGCTGATTCTTCATTAACTCTAGCTGAGTTGTATCCCCAGCAGGCCAGCTAAACATAATGTAATCTTCTGAAATAGTTACCGGGGATTTATCTATAGTTTGATTATACTTTTCCTTGTCAAAGGTACTGGGAGCAAAATAAATCCAATGGTACTCATAAACGATTGTTTCCTCTTCTCCTACTTTTCTAGCCAAGTATACAAAAAATCTTGGAATAAGATCCTGTAGTTTTTCTTTCTCCTTTATTTTTTCAGCCTTACTATACTCAATAGTGATATCTCTAAAGTTATTAAGAACTCTAGCTACAACTACTATTTTATCACTAAGTCTTCTTCTTCTTGTTCCCCTATTAAGGCCCCTAAGCTTCAATTCCTCTTCAAGGATATTTAGTTGTTTTTTAGCAGAGCCTATCCATGGCTCTGTAATTCGCTTATCTCCTTTTAAAATTATCTTTGGGGGAATGTATATCATCAGTACAAACTCATATGCTGGGGCATGACACAACATTCAACATCAATAGAATCAACCCCAAAATCACACCCATTCACGTTGCTTATTCTAAACATAAAGTATCTTCCCTGAATACTTCTCAGCCCAGGAATAGTTTTTCTTTGTTGCCGAGTCTTTCCCGAAGCAACTGATATATCTGTTTCAGCTCCCTGATCCGCAGCAAGAGTAAGCAGAAGATTTCCATCTGCTTCATATCCCATATAAATAAACCTCACACGTTTGGGATTAGAAAATCCAAAATCAGTGAGGATAGGCTCAAAGAAAGCATCAATATCAAGACCATTGTCAGTATCTCCGTCGAGCTCATGGATTCCATTTGCATCTGCCCCTAAGTATTTATCACCAAACTTAACCATGGAATTAAACGCATAGTTTGTGTACTGAGTAGTAGCTTTTACAGGAATAGAATAATCAAAAATGTATGCTTCTTCTTCCAACGGCTCATCAGAAGGACTCTCAGAGGGAGACTCAGAAGGAGACTCGCTTGGAGATTCACTAGCTGATGGGCTCAAACTTGGACTTTCAGAAGGAGACTCACTCGGACTCTCAGAGGGAGACTCACTGGCTGATGGACTTAAACTTGGACTTTCAGAAGGAGACTCACTTGGACTTTCACTAGCTGATGGGCTCAAACTTGGACTTTCAGAAGGAGACTCACTCGGACTCTCAGAGGGAGACTCACTGGCTGATGGACTTAAACTTGGACTTTCAGAAGGAGACTCACTTGGACTCTCAGAAGGAGACTCACTGGCTGATGGACTTAAACTTGGACTTTCAGAAGGAGACTCACTTGGACTTTCACTAGCTGATGGACTCAAGCTCGGGCTCTCAGAGGGAGATTCACTCGAAGATGGACTCAAGCTCGGGCTCTCAGAGGGAGATTCACTCGAAGATGGACTTAAGCTAGGGCTTTCAGAGGGAGACTCACTTTGACTCTCATCTACACCAAATGTAACAAAGTTGTCTGTATTAGAGTAATATGTTGCCTTTAACCATTCTGCAGCCCTGGCAATATTAGAAATTCTCACCTCATCCAGAATACCATCATAAGAATTTCTTGGGGGACTCCATTGCTCTGAGCCAATCCACAAGTCCCCCGCCACTGTATCATTAATATCGTCTCCTGTCCCCGCACTAGAGGAGCTAAGAGCATTATCAACATAGATCTTTACGGCATCAGCATTACTTGTTCCATCGTATACCCCAGCAACATAGGTCTCAGTAGTTGGAAAGGTTGCTGACGACACATAACCTATAGAGACGTCAGAGTCATTATACAGAGCAAACATGAGACCCTGATCTACCTCAGAATCAAACATCAATCGATATTTTTTATCATCATTCTGATCAACAGAATCTGCATAATCTATTAATTTTTCCCAATTTGCCTTAGAGTCAGCATTAACCATTACTTCTACAGTGATGGCAGACATTCCTCTCAAGGTAGAGCTATCAGAAACTACCAGACGATCATCTGTTCCATCAAAGTCAATGCTATCTCCTATAGAGCCGCTAACAAGGTTAGCAGAAGTCATTGTTCCGGCTGGAGTGCCATCATGCCCATTTGAAGTAGAGTCTTTTATTGCATCAGCCACATCTCCATTAGGATCTTGGCATAGGTGCCAGACACCAACAAAGTTTGAATCCCAGACATTCTGAGCAGGAGTATCTCCTATGTCTCCCACATAGGCTGTATTATCAGATTGGCTAGAATCAAAATATAAATAAAGGTCTGTATCCGCATCGTAAGCTACAGTTGGAACCTTTACCCACAGCCAAGCCTCTTCATTGGCATCATCCCACTTCTCTATCTCGACGTAACACTGAGTCTCTCCATCAGAAGTAGTTACAGCTATCTTCTTTCTGTTATCATCAGAGGTCAGCTCATCAAAAATATAAGTAGCATCTTCATCTGTAATACCAGAGGTACTAGACAAATGGACAAGAATAGGAAAATTAGTCAGATTTGCAGTATCGACCTTAGAAGAGTCAATGGTAAGCTTTAATCTATTTTCCCAGCTAGACAACCAACCCATAACTAACTATCTAACCTCCCACCGTCTATGCCTTAATATCAGCGAAGAAGTTACATTGGAGTACCCAGACATGCCAATAACAGGAATACTCCCAGAAATTTCTAAATCAACATTTGCTTTGCTTCCAACAAATTCCCCATCAATAGAGGGAATAGACGCAGAGAAAGTTAATACTTTTCCAGAAAAGCCAGTAAATCCACCTGAAACATATGGAATATCTCCACTTAACAGGGAAACATCTCCAAAATAGGCAGTCAATACACAAGATATTGAAGGAATACTTCCGGATAACAAAGAAATATTATCTTGCGAAGCATTGGAACTACTGCTTACACAAGGCACATTTCCACTAAGATCTGCCAATACATTTTTTACAAGTGTCAGGGTTCCATCAACAGGAGGAATGCCATCTGCTGCAAGAATTGTGGCAGTACAAACAAATACTAAGCCTCTAGCAAGAGATCCATCCACTGAGGAAATATTCCCTGAAAGGCCAGCAGATCTTCTAAAGGTTCCTGTAAAGGCTCCACTAATAGAAGGCATACTCTCTGAAATAGTTTTTCCTCGTGTGAATGTTGCTTCAAGAGGAGGAACAGTGCCGCCAAGTCTTGCGTTTCTAAAAACTCCAGCAGCATTACATGTTGGAGGAGAAACATCCCCACTCAAATCTCCTACGTGCCCTACAAAAAGCCAACCATCTAGTAAATCAGTATCTGTTTCTTCAGAGGGAGATTCACTTGGACTCTCAGAAGGAGACTCACTTGGACTCTCACTCGAAGATGGACTTAAACTCGGACTCTCAGAAGGTGACTCACTTGGACTCTCAGAAGGAGACTCACTTGGACTCTCAGAAGGAGACTCACTTGGACTCTCACTAGCTGATGGGCTTAGGCTCGGGCTCTCAGAAGGTGACTCACTCGGACTCTCAGAAGGTGACTCACTTGGACTCTCACTAGCTGATGGGCTTAAACTCGGACTCTCAGAAGGAGACTCACTAGCTGATGGACTTAGGCTCGGGCTCTCAGAAGGAGACTCACTTGGACTCTCAGAAGGAGACTCACTTGGACTCTCACTAGCTGATGGACTTAGGCTCGGGCTCTCAGAAGGAGACTCACTTGGACTCTCAGAAGGAGACTCACTTGGACTCTCACTAGCTGATGGACTTAGGCTCGGGCTTTCAGACGGAGACTCACTAGCTGATGGGCTTAAACTCGGACTCTCAGAAGGTGACTCACTCGGACTCTCAGAAGGTGACTCACTTGGACTCTCACTAGCTGATGGGCTTAAACTCGGGCTTTCAGACGGAGACTCACTAGCTGATGGGCTTAAACTCGGACTCTCAGAAGGTGACTCACTTGGGCTTTCAGAGGGAGAAGGCGTTCCATCTAATGTACCCGTCTCTACAGTAAAATTATCGACATCAACAGTAAACTCATTTTCACTGGCCTCAGAAAACTGGGAGATATAAATACATCCAGCTTCAGTACTAAAACCAGAATCTGTATTAAGTGAAGTCCAACCAGACTCTGCACCATCATCACAATAACAAGTTATTGTGCTTCCACTTCTTACTATTCTCAGCTTTCCATAATCACTAGCTCGTGAGTCGTACTGACTATCATAAACACCATCAATACATATTCTTCCTTGATATCCATAAGTAGCCAAAGGCCATCTAGTCCTAACCATAACTTCATCTTGACCACTACTGATTACAAATCTTAGCTCAATGCCGGTAGGAGCAACTGCCCCAGAGCAAGCCATATCATTAAAATCTAACTGGATATCAAAGTCACCAGAAACATTGAATTTAGAAACAATGTGATTATTCTCAGAAACTGCATCAGTATTTACAACAAAACGAAGTTCATTGGATTGGATTTCTATAGTTCCATTGGCAGACTCATTGGTAGTCCAATAAGATGTATCAGGCGAATCACCATTGTTCCCAGTAAATGTATCAGTCCAAACAGTCATCTAATTACCTACAAACCTTATTTCCACTAAGTCAGCTACATCAGGATGGATGTGTCCTATCTGATGGCACAAAGAAGTAGAAAACTCCTTCACAAGCTTTCCACTATAAAAATCAACCTCCTTTAGAAAACACTCTTTTCCATTGGTCCACCCAATAATCCATGTGTTTATCTTCTTCTTTCCAACATATTCCCTAAACTTATTATATTTGGAAACAAACCCATATCGCCTGAAGTTAAGGAAAAACTTAAACCCTTCCCCAGAATTATCTACAGAATAAACTTTTCCTTTCATATGAATCTCTACTTTTACAACATGATTCCAGGCAACATCTCTCCAGTTCTTTTCCCGGGAATCCTCCACAGATCCATTGTCCAAGTAGAAAAGTTCCCACCTGTTTTTATATTCACTATCCAGATGCTTCTTCTCTATATTAGCTGTAGGTATATTCAAAATTAAGCCTCAACTCATTTCCAGCATCCAGCCCTTTAAAGATTCCATTAGTCTCACTCTCATCTACAAAAGCATATATGGCCACCATTATCACATCATCTGAGGTTCCTCCAGCAATGCTCATACTGCTTCCCTCATCCGAAGGATAAAGATTTATTGCCCCGGGGTTAGCTTCCGGCATATTAGCCCAGGAAAAAGAAGAAACTACTGCATTAGCAATATAGTTTTCTGTATTGACGGGAGCAGCTTGATCTGCACCAGATAACGGACACATCTTTAATAATGTATCCGCCTCATCAAACCCGTTGGAATCAAGCCAGATCATGAAGTCTTTGACAATGGTGTTGCCTCCATTGGCAGTAACATCCCAGAGAAGTACTGCCACATCAGAGGCCCCATCACCATCAGAAATATCCGCATAACCAAGAATCAACTCATTCCCTGCACCTGTAGATATTTCAGTTTCCCCAGAAATAGCAGCAAGTCTCTTGGAAGCCTTGTTAAGCGCTGTCGCAGACGTAGATCTAGGGATTTGCCTGAATCGGGTAGTTGGAGTACCCATAGTGATCCCTCTCTAAATACTAAACACTTTCTGCCATAGGAAGAGATACAGAATCTATGGTAATAGTTCCTCCAGAGGTGATTGAAGTACTCGCCATATCTAGCTGAGATCCGGATGTAGCGATCCTTCCATCTACTCTTGGTTTTACTGTGCTTGCGCCTGTAGTAAGGTCATTGTCAAATATCCGGAACCAACCTGCTGTTCCAGTAGCACTGGCAACGCCAGACCACACTTCCTCAGTAACACCATCATCACAACTCAAGCCCTTTCCAAGGATACCAGAGGCTACTTGTCCAAAATTGATCCCGTTATCATCAGATCCGGCAACAAACGCTCCGCTGGAAATAGTTATTTGCACCAATTCTGATCCTGACTCTGCATCATCTGCCGAGGTAGGTTGAGAACCAGTATAAATCTTCATAGTGGCATTCCGAAACTGATCAATCAGAGATCCGCCCCTGGCAGACCCGAGAGTAACCACACTTCCAGCAGCAACCTGACCCGTAGTGAAACTTCCAGTCGGAATTTCAATAGTGCCTGCCGCAACAGACAAGATAGTGTAGCTGCCATCGTCATCAGAGTCCGTTGCATTAGCAACCGTGATCATGTCTCCTACTTCAAAATCACCAAGACCATTCGCAGTATCTGTGATTGAATCGTTACTGCCACCACCATCAACTAAAGCAATCCCTCCATCGTTGTGATAAAGATGATTACACCGGGCCTTGTACCCCAACATGTCATTTCTAACTTTTGTCGATAATCTAAGAGCCATTTACATTTACCTCCATTTATTCAACAGTATGAATAAAATTTAATCCTCTTACCAAAGAAACTCCTTTAGTTCCTTCAGGATATATTACCTTGTTTCTGTTTAAATTCTTAACAATTCCACTTGGAGATCCAACCATTGCTCCTTCCTTAGTAACCCATAAGGCACAAGATCCAGAAAAGCCAAGATCCGGAAAACTGCTTCCATCTTCATGCCCTATTGCATCAGACCATTCCAAGGCAGGATAAGGAACTACCTCATCTCTGACAAAAGATTTGGGGGTATCTCCGTGCAAAAAATAAACTCTCTTTTCCGTAGAAACATAAAGCCCATCTTTAACAGGCTTAACCATGCGAATATGAGAGTTAAACTGAAAAAAGCTTGAGGCCAATCTGTACCAGTTAATGGCAAGATACATTGAATACCACAAGACATTATCGGTAGAAATATACATTCGACCATTCCTAAAAGCTAAATGGTTTCCAGCAAATGGTCCGGTAATGCTCTTCCTTGTAACTGGTCCCACATAATCAGTAGTCTTAGACCATGTGCAAGCAATCCCTTCTTCTACATATCCCAGATCAGCATTATTAGTAAAATAGATCTTGTTCCCAACTTGAGCATAACTCATCTTAGCGTTAGAAGTCAGGCTCCGGAGCAATCTGCTAGACACCGAATCAGATCCTAAAAGATAAAGACTAGAATCCCGCACAAAAACACACTCTCCACCGTCACAAAACAAACTATGAGCCCCAGAAGCAGAGAGCCTTAAAGTTTTTCCTTTCCTCCTATTTATCCTGTTGCCCTGTGTAATTGTCACATTAACAGCAACAGCTAAATCTGAGATTCCCTCTCTCCAGTCATACTCAATGCGTACTGGATCAACTACCGTATTTAATCCAGTTGATCCAGAAAGTAATGATCTATATGTACTCAATATGCACCACCAAAAAAATGAGCGACAAAAGGTGAGTAGGCACCTACTTGCCGCTCAAAATGCCTTAATTTCTCAAGGCAGCTTCAAGGAGAACAATTAAACTAAGGAATCGGACATATTCCCCCCCTTCTTTTGGGCTTCTTTGTTCGAGCAATACAATTAATGAGTCCAATATCATCCGCCCCATTTCCATAAAGGCCTACTCTGTAGTTATTTTTCCACCACTCTAAGCTCAAATGAGGAGGATTTACAGACATATCCATCAACAAATGGTAATTCTTTACAATTACCTTGGAAACAATCACTCTGGAATGATATTCCTCCGGAACGCAGGTAGGAATATCTGAGTCATCCGAAAGAACAGTAGGCAGTTCATAATACCATATCCTAAGAGTTCCTGCGGCCATGGGATAAATTCCAATCTGAGTATCCCTCACTGCCACATCAGACACAAGCTCACCAGTATCATCATGATCTATATCTAAAACATCAAGATCATCGAGACTTCTTCTAACAGCAACCCTGTTCCAATCATCATCTGCAGCCTTAAACACATTCTTGTGGTACGTCGCTGGCAGATCATATAGCCAATCGGACTCAGTTGTAGTTACTGTCTCAGGTTCTTTTAGTCTTAAAGCAGGAAGACAAAAATCATAGGCTATCTCTTTAATTGCAGCATTTACCCAAGTAGTGAAGTAGGCTGCCAAACCAGCATCCCTAACATGAAGCTCTAGTTCCTCATTTATTTCACCTAAGTTCATGTTTTTCTCTTTGGCACCTTGTTTTTAAACACCATAAAGGTTTTGAAGTTGCTATGCTTTTCATTGTTTACTTTCACACTTATAGTTTAACCTTTTCACAAAGACGTTCTTACTCTACGTACTCTTCTTCGTCATCTACGTGCTCCGTTTTATTGTGAAAATCATACCCGCATCTTGGACAATATCTCCCGGGCTCAATATGCTGTGTGCCATCCGGCTTGTAGCACAGCTTGCAATTTGGACAAAGCCTAACTCGATCAGCCATTCAACTTACCCAGCAGCAGCCTTTTTTGCTGCTTCCTTTTTCCCACGACCTGCTGCCAATTTTCTTCTGGATTCCTGGAAGTTTTTAGTAGACAGCTCAATCTCACTGTCTTTTCGTTTTGATTGAGCTGCTTTCTTTTTGTTTTCTCGCTCATGAAACCATTCAAGAAGTTTATCCAGGTCACTTCCTCTAGGAAAGTTTTCTATCAAACTTTGAGCAGATTCAATTGGACTCCCATCTTCCCACTTGAAATCTCCATCAACATCCATAAGAACACGCCTTACTTCCTTCTTCTCGAGATCTTGGTCCTTATTCTCCCACCAAGCAAGAGCGGCTTCTCTGTCTGGACCCTCGGGGATAAGATCAATAAGATCTTCTCTCTTAGTAACAAGAATGCCAGACAGGTATGCGTACCCCCCACCTGCCAAGGCTCCAATATGCCTTCCATCAGAAGAAGCAAACGTTCTTATGAATGTATGATCCCCTCTGTTTTTAGTATGAATAACCTGCATAAATTTTCTCCTCGTTGATTGTTTTACTTATCTACCCCAGGCCATAAATCTCAAATTAGCTTCCTGAAGCGGGGTTCCATTCTTTAGTTCCAAAGGAACTAAGTTGGGAATTTCCCAAGGATGTCCCTTGATATAATTCCCGGCAGTTACAGTTACATTGGATTTAGTAATCCAGATCTGCTCTGCAGCCATAGCCGTTCCATCGGGAGCAGTGCCCCTATAGGCCCAGTGTGTATTTGCCTCTCCAGCAGCAGCCGCAATGGCTTCATCTACTATTGTCTGGGTAGCTCCGCCGTTTACAGTAAGACATCCGGTAATACCCCACATAAGCAAGGGATAATCAAAAGACTGTGTATAAGGATCAGCACCAGCCTTTGTCGGATCTTCGTCTGTAACCCACCGGTCATAAAGCCAGGTACCAGAATCAGGCATTTTGAGATACGTAGCCACCGCACTATGCCCGTCTTGAGCTGCATTTATATTGAGCTGAGCAGTGGCAGCATTAAACTTGATGCCAACTTCGCCTGCAGCCGTAGTGTCGGCCACATCTACCGGAAGTAAAAGGCCAGTTGTAGCATCATAACAATAACCAAAAGCGGCCATTTTGTTTGCCAGGTTATTATCACCAGTAGCCAGGGTAACTGCCTCTTCCTGAACCAAGAGAGCATATAGCTCTGCCCAGGCTTGGGTAGCATAGGTCACATACACCGTATCTGTTGCTCCGAAAGTGGTTAAGCCAGTCCTCACATTGTCTGCAATAGCAGAGGTAAGTTTGCACTCATTATCAACCAAAGTATCGCCCCTGCCAGTGAGGGCCTCGTTTTGACCTGTAGTACATACATTGATTATCCAGGCAGCCGGATAATCAAGAGTCACAGCATTTGATACGGCGGTATGCTTTTCCTCGAAGACTATTGGGGGAGCCTTGGCAAATACCTTGATTTTGTGATTGGTTTGGTCATATTTATAGGTCAGACTATCTCCTGCACCAAGAATCTCAAAGTTAGTCATCTCCTTATTCAACCCGAAGTTACCTATGGTCGGCAAGGAAATGCCCCCGGCGGGATACGTTAAGGAACCATCTCCAAAGGCAAGGGTCCCTGAATTCATTTTCACTCTTCCGAAAATATTTCTGTCTCTGTGATTAATTGAAACAGTAAGATCCGTAGAAGCTATAGCAGTCATAATGTACCTCCATTATTGAAAAATCGCCCCTGCCAGTACACAGCAGGGGCAATGTTAAGGTTTTAAAGCAAACCGCTTATGCAGATTATGCAGAAACAATCAATTTTGATTGGTTCTCGGTAGCTTCGACAGAATACCTGCCAATTACAATCGGCTGGAATGCGCCAGCACTTCCTACCCCGAGGGTTGTTGAGAAAACTGCAAGCTGATCCCCTGCAAAAAGCTTGGCAGGGCCTCTGTTTTTGTAGTAATTGGTTCCAACAGTAGTGCTTCCAGTTCCGGACACTCCGGGAATATTGGGAACATCTGCGTAGTAAACATTACCGACTGCAGCCAACGTGGGAATCGTAATTTCAGCCAGCTTGTACCCGATAACATACTTATCACCGGAATCCCAATCATTGTCTGTCCCCCCAGAAAGGGTTGCCGTGACAGTGGTTGCAGTATTGGCTGTAATTACCCCAGAAGAACCATCCGTAATATTATAGATAGTCCAGCCCACAAACTCGTTGGTAGTAAATGCCTCGCCACTATCGGTCATGAAAGCAGCATTGGCACTGGTATCGTCTGAACCAACACCACTATCAGTCTTTGCTTTACGGAATAAGGCAATAACCGGAGCAGTCGTTACACTCAGTGCGGTTGTAACCCTTGCCGAAAATCTGGTGATAAGGGTTGGCTCATTCATAGTCCACTTGGACTCTTCATCCCCAATGGCATTGTTATATGCCAGGGCTGTAGCTAAGGCTGCCTCAGCTATGGCAGAATCCAAGATTACACTTTTAGTATTTTCACCGTACATAATAAAACCCCTCCTTAAGCCGAGGTTATGCGAATGATCTTGGCTTTTCCATCGTCAGCAACATTCCAAATGCTAAAGTATACGTAGATGCCTTGCCAACACATTGCTTTTACTCTACCAAAAGAACTCTGGAAATTCGGATCAGCGTAAAGCTGAGGAGGAGAAGTCTCGACATATCCAACTGCCTCACTTCCGAACACAACAGCATCGCCAAGAACAGTAGATGCCCCAGCAGTATTAGAAATTGCTTCTTCCCTGTCAACCTGGACAGCCCGAATGTTCTCAGCTTTTCCAGCCTCACCCTTAAAGAACAGGTCCCCCTTCTGCAAATACATGTGCACTTGCTGCCACAAAGAATCTTGCTTGATTCCCCTCAAGGTTTTCCTGCAGGACAACATAATATAGTCATCCCCCTCAAAAGGTGGGCAATGAATGTCCCCGCTAATGTAATCTGCAAGAACCCCCATGTGGTCGAATGTAAGGTTGGCTGTAGCTACTGTAGAGGCAGTTCCATCAGTATCGAAGGTACCTCCAGTCAGAGATGTAGGAATAAAGCAGATCTTAACATCAGTGCTCTGAAAAGCAGCAGCAGTCTCAGTATCCAGGGCACGAGTCATTTGTCTTTTAAGAGCAGCCTGCAATTCCTGCTTCAAGTCAAACTTTCCGAATTGCTGTGCCAGGTTAGTATACTCAACACCCCTGCCATGCTCTTCTAAAGTAATGGGGCGATTTCCCCAGGTTACTTTATCTATCGGAATCGAGTCATCCTCATTGGTAATTTTGGTAGACTCGGGATCAGGCAGTTCGTTTATATGCATAATGTTGACAGTTTCACCCTTATGCTTGAACAACCCGTTAACACCAGGGGCAGGTCTTGCAAACTGGGCAACTTTACATTCTCCAACAGCAGCATACAAAATCTTGTTGCTTATATGATGATTTTTATAGACGCCAACATCAGAGTCAAACGTCCAATCCATTGCATCAGCCATAGTATTACTCCTTTATATATATTTTAGATGCGTCTTTCAGTCTTGGTAAACGCATCTAAAAGTGTCATAGGCTTGTTTTCTTCACCCCCACCTCTTTTTTTAGAGGTTTGGGGAGGCCTAGTTCCACCTCGCTCAAGAACGGAATTCTTGTCTTGGGCTTCATTGGCTTTATCAGCCAGATTAAAAATAGGTTTACGTATTTCCTCAATAGTTTGCTTGACTCTGTCACAAGTCCACTTTATCTGCTCATCTACAGAAGTACCCTCAGGAGCATCTTTGGAGAACATCCAAAAAAGTTCGGACTCATAAGAGCCTTCCTTCATGTTCAAGCCAGCTTCAGTCGCATCAGAAATGACCTTTTTAACTAAGGCCTGATCTTCCGCATACTGTTTCTCAGCAGCTTGTTTTTTGGAAATCTCTTCTTCCTTATACTCCTCAAACATTTTTTCAAACACTTTTTGAAACTGTGCTTGCTGGTACTCACCAAGTTGAGCCCATCTCTCGGATATTTTATCTTCATAATCATCACTCGACGGGTCTAACTTGGCAATATCTTCGTAGAGTTTCTTAAACTCTCCCTGCATTTCCTTGTTGAGCGTAGAAGAGTCCTTACTGGAAGCCTTGTCTTTCGGAGCACTCTTTTTGAGCCCTTCAGCAAGCTTAGCTTCCATCTCGGACAACTGAGCAGCAAGAGTTTCGGCACGCTCTCTTTCTAATCTTGCTTCCTCGGCCTTCCTGGTAGCAAGCTTTTCGGCTTCCCGATACCCTTTTTCAGCTTCCTCATGAGACTTATACTTAAATTCAGCATCCTTTTTAAGCTCATCTGAACTATCCTTCTGATCAGAATCACTATCATCACCAGAAGAAGTCTTTTCTTTATCAGAAGAAGTTTTGCTCTTAGAATCATCAGAATCAGATTTATCCAGATCAGACGAATCTTTATCTTCAACAGAGTCCTCGTTTCCTGAGTTAGCAGGATGTCCATTATAAACAGAACGAGTTTCTGACAAGATTTCAGACATAGACTTAGTAACTGCATTAGTATCAGCCAAGTTTTCCTCAACTATTTTACTCATAAATTTATTTCTCCTCTAGTGTATCCTCAAGTACAGGGACTAGGACAGGCTGTTGTGTTTTTACAGCGTATCCTTACAGGGACTGTTTACACATAGTTAATAATTTTGTTATACATTGTTATTATACTTCTTTCAAGTCTTTGCTTTTACTAAGCACTACTTTCTTTCCAGCATTTAGTTGCATACCTAGAGAATCAAATAGTTTTTGATACTCTTGGCATACAGGGTCATTACTTATCAGATCTTCTACCCTGGCTATGTATTGCTCAGTAACTGCTTCTACAACTGCTCCCCCACGACCACAAAGATCAGAGACAAGATTATTGTACCTATTAATAATCTTGTTTCTCTTTATCTCTGACTCCCTTTTCTTTTTATCTTCTTCTTCCTCTATTGGAAGACCAGTTACAATATCTATATCAAGCCCTGATGAAATCAACCTATACCTCCTCTACAGGAGCCTCCATGCCCACATCACTCTGAGCAGCATTAGCTGCAGCAATCTCTGCAGAAGCCCTCCTTTCCTCCAGTTCAAGATCCTCTTTCTCCTTTGCATCAGACATGGTCTCTTCGTCCAAGACCTCCCCATCAATATCAGAAATAAAGAGCTTCTCATCTTCAAGATTTGACCTGCGCTCAATAGACTTAAGAACCCTGTACGGATGTATATATTTCACAAATGGACTTCCTTCGGTATAGAGTGGAAGAATAAGTTCCTTGATACTGTTAAGTATTTCCGAATCTTTCATGATTGCAGAAATGCCACTTACATGAAAAGAGCCTCCAAGGCCAGGAAGTCTTATTCCTGTGGGAGAATTCAAGTCTATATACGGCTCAATTTCTTCCGGGGTAAAAATCTCCAGAAGATCAAAATACCCTATGTTTGCTTCAATTATCTGAGCAGCAGCCTCGACTATTGCAATAGCTCCTTTTTCTATATTGGAACCCATGAGACTGAACACAGACATAGCTTGCTCTAAGTTTTGAGCCTGTTCCCTGGCAGTAACTTCAGCTCTCCAGCCCGGCAATCCTTGAACCAGGTCTGTCACCATGGCCCCACGCTGAAATACCTGGTCCCCATAATTAAGATTAGCCAAAATCTCATTGGTAGTATTCTTTCTTTCAATTGTTCTGATAACCTGATTCCCGGAAACAGTTCCTCGTGTCAGGGTTACTTTCCCCGGGTAATCATCCAGATCATCCGGATCTACCAAAGAACTGACATCAATTTCTTTAGGAGGGTTCACAACCCAATTGAGATTGTCACTGTGCAAAGAGAACACAGTGCACATCCAGTGCCACAAAGACTTCACACTCTTAAGCAGGCTTCTTCCATCAAATCGAATAAAGTTTGGAAGAGGACTGAATGAACTACCAGGCCATCTCAGGGATCTATAAGGAGGAACTTGTGGTGGTTGGATTATCTGATTCCCAGCCCAGGTATATCTTGCACTTGGAAGAATAACGGTTCCATCAGGCCCTAAAACCTGCCCCCAAAATTCAGAAGTGAGAATTGCTGTTCTAAATTTAGATCTCTGCCAGTAAAGGCCCTTTCTTTCAGCTATTTCTTCTTTTGACATTCCCCCATGAGAAATATCCAGATATCCTTTAACATCATCTATATTCTGATATACTCCAAGCTTCTCTTTTTCCTTCAAGGCATAATAATCAAGGTATTCTCGATGAATCCAGTACAAGCCTGACTGAGGATTTCTGCTTATCGCATCAGGATCTCTGTGAATCTTCCATGGCTCAACCAAAATAAATTTTAAACCTTCTCCCCTTCTCCACACCGGTAAAACTTCCAGGGACTGTCCAACAGCA